CTCTATAAGGAGAAATGAATGCTACTGAATCTTTTCTTGCTTCGGCAACTGCAATACACTTATTTGCAAGTGCTTGAGCACTTGATTTATCGTATCCTGCAGATCCCATAAGAATGAAATTTACATCAAAATTGTCAGTATTTTCAAATAATCCATAACCAGATACTATATCATCTAACCCAGCAAATAATGCTCCGGGTGTTGAAAGATCTGTTTTTCCACCATAATTCCAACCACCACTTAATTTATTATTTAAATTTCCAATTGCTGCAAAAGTTATTCCTTCAGCATCTTGATCCCAACCTACATCACTCTCTGGATCAAATCCAGTTCCACCACTTGCAAATCCGGTTGTTACTACACCTACTGGTTGTGATCCTGCAAAAAGGTTTGGTGAACCATTTGCAATGAATTTCCTCCAGTATGAAGGAGAACCAAGAGAGAATTCGGCATCTTTTGCTTTTGATAATCCAAGGTGCTTTTCAATTATCGTACCTGAATTTGATGTTATTGCACCATCTCCATCAATAGCAACAACATGAACTTCATCAAATCTAGATCCTCTTGCTGCCGCATATTGTGAAGTTCCGGGACGATCAGCAATTACGTTCCACTTAACACTTGAGTTTGCTGTTGTTTGTAATGTCTGTTGATCGAACCAATCTTTTTGTGAGGTTACTGAAGTTGATGCATAAGATACTGCTTGACCATTAGTGTGTATTGCAACACTTCCAGTTCCGGAGAATGCATAAATGCCTGATGGTTGATAGTCCACTTCAGTAATAGTTGCTCCTGCAGAGACATGCTCAAGAACTTTTACGTAAATGTCATTACCTACTTTTTCGGTTACAATACCTTTCAAGTATCCATCAAGAACTGAGGTAGTTCCTGCGCCAGGTAGAATAGCAGAAACTGATTGTGTTATACCATATCCAACCTCAATTTCATTATCGGATAATAGAGAGAGGATTTGATCTGCCTTAGAATCGATAATACCAACTCTTAAACCATTTGCCCATGTTCCAGGATTTCTGGCAGCAACAACTACACCAGAAATTGGGTTTTCATCATATCCCAATTCTTCGTAATGATCTAAACTCTTGATTTTAATGCTGTTAGCAGTACCAACAAGTCCATTTTGTAGACCGGCATCATCTGCTCTTACAACTCTTAATGATCCTCCATATGCCAAATAAGAAGAAGCAACTAACCAGTGCTCATAGTGCTTATCTGTTCCATAAGATTTCCCGAAGGTATCTAGTAAGTCTCTTTCGTTTTCAATTAGTGTAGGAACGTCTACAGGACCTTGTGCAAAAGGTGAAACAATTGCACCGACACTATCAGAAATTGGATCTACTCTACCGACAGTTAAGTCTACTTCCCTTATTACAATACCAGGAGATGCTAAATTTAGTGGCATCTTTTTTTTCCTCGCAGCCAAATTTATCTAAAAATATTTAGTAAAAAGTCTATTTTCAGTGGGGAAACGATGCGTGAATACTTACCAATCAGGATATTCCCATTTCAAACTACTCTTTCTACCTTTACTCACTCTTTTAACTGTACATTCTTTACATTCATATGAATATGCAGATGAAAATGTTTTTTTATTTTTTCTAGTTAGATAAAAATCATCCATTAAACTTTTAACCTTCCCACAAACTCTACATTTACGATCAAAAAATAATAAATGTTCTAATTCTAATTCTTCATCCAAAGACATCACTTATAGTCCCACATATAAGACATGTCACCATATTCATCCGTATACCACCTATCTCCAGAATCATCTACAAAACTTGTCTCACTATTAATCCCATCTTCAATAAATCCAAATGGTGCCATATCTTGATCAATTTGGTTTTTTTGTTCTTCATATATTCTCTTTCTTACATCATTCTCTGTCATCTCCTTGAAATACTCTTGTGCTACTAACCAAGAGAATATTACAAGGCACATTGCCAAATCATCATTACATCCTTCTTCTGCTTCGAAAGAGTTTCCTTTCTGGGAGAATGTAGTAAGTTCAGATATAATTTCATAATCAGACGCAAGTAATTTATCATCTTCTACAAGAGTTTTGAGATTTGAACATCCTAATTTTTTAACTGCAGAAGTTGTACGAACTCCAAGTTGAGATTTTTTGCCACTAAATCCTGATCCAACAACTTGACCATTACGACCTCTCATGGCACACATAAGAATATTTTCATATTCCAAATCATACTGGAGAATACTAGCAACCTGATCACCAATATCATTAACCTCTATCAATAACCAAGAATAATTATATCCCTTTGCTACATCAAATATGATATTTGGAAATAACATTGGTTTAATTTCATTATTTCTATACTTTGCAACTACCTTATACGGAAACTCTGTAATATCAAAAACGATAAATGCAGAGTAATCATTACCAAGACCACGAGCAACATCAACAGTAATTAGATAATTATGTTCCTTAATTGGATTTTCATAAACATCTAATCCAGCATTTCTCTGTATTGGATCATCATATATTAAAGTTTTGAGTTTTGATGGGTTGATAAGTGTATTGACAGAACCTAAGAATTCGCAGTTGTGTGATACTATATTGTTTGAATAGTAAAGATTGTCTTCGCCAACATCAAGTAAATCATAAAGATAAATTCCTTCTTCTACTATTTCATTATATAATACTTTCTTTTCTTGTAAAATATCATCAACTTTAATTGTTGATGCCTTAATTTTTTCTTTTCCGAAAGAATGATTATCGGAGCATTTTATTTCTGATCCGTCATCAAATATTATCCAATGGTAAAAAGGTTTATAAACTTTTTGTATTCCTGAAAAATCTTTAAATCCATCAGGTGTTTTTACTTTAATATTTTTATTAATCTTAAACATTTTTCCAACACTCATTTAAAATAATCTTCTTCAATCCTTGAGGAGTTAAGTTATATTCTTCGGCATATTCTCTACAAAATGCCTGAACATAAGACATTTTTTTGCCATTTTTCATAGTCATTCCAACATTCTGTAAATATGGTTTTTTATTATATAGTTTTCTTATTGTTCTTATCGTATTATCATTAATTTTTCTGCTAAAAACTCTACCTTTTCTAGAGTTACTCATTTTCACTAAAGTTTCTTCAGAAAAGCAATTTTTAATTCCTTTGTTCCAAGGAATATTACCTTTCTTAACTCCGCCAATTCCTTTCCTTTCATAATCTCCAAAACCTTCCCCACCAGTGGACTTGTTCCATCCATTTTTAAAAGTATTAAATTTTTCTATGTAAAAAATTTCTTTTTCTTTTGCTTTTTCTGGAACATCTATTTGCTCTTTTATTTCAAAAGTGTGTGGGGGTTTATTTCTTTTATGTTCTCTTTTTCTATCATCTAAATTTTGGGTTTGTCCTACATATTTGACTTCGTTGTTTGAATCTTTAAGGAAGTATATATGATACATTTTATTATTATTTATAATCCAAAAAACTCACAATCGTTCATATAAATTTTCCATAGAAGTTTTTTGTACGATTCCATTATCATCCAAAATTTCAATCTCTGTATCACCACCCAAACATTCAAACTCAACCCGAAATTGTTCTTCTGATGTGTTTGCAATGGTTTGCTCTTTCCAAACTACATCTCTACCAGGAACTTCTGACCAATGAACTTCTGTAGGAATATATTCGTTTTTATTTCTTTCCGCATCATGCCACATACGGTAGAAGTGATTCATACCATGTGGTGTGGATACAATAATTACCTTTGTGTTTTTACCAGAAGTAATAGTAGGATAAACAGATGCAAAGAATGAGTCAGCGACGTGATTCGGGACGAATGCGAATTCGTCGAGAAAGAGGATATTGAACGACATGCCTCGGACAGCACTCGCAGATGTAGAAGCTGCCAATATCTTACTGCCATTTTCTAACTCGATGTTTCCTTTGTTCCACACTAGGATACCTTGCTGCATCCATTTTGGCAAGTTTTCGAATGCAGTTGCTAATCTTCCTAACAGTTCTCTAGCAGTAGATGCCTTGTTTGCCAGAATGCCAATGTTTACACTGTCATTAAAAAGTGCATAATGTAAAAGATATGATACCACAGTAGTTGAGTTGTGGGAAACAATCCCATTACTATAAAATATATTTCCATTTTCAACATCAAGAACATCATACATATTTGATTTTCCCGATTTTTTTTCAATTTTATCTATTTTTTCTATTCCATCAATAGTTTGTATATAATCATCAATTTTAAGATCTTTACAAAATTTTTCTTCCCAATTATCAGTTATTAATATATGTTCATCAGCACATATTAGAGATTTTCCATTTTCAGTTATGATTTCCCATTCTTCATATTCTATGGTTTTTCCTACTCCAGAAAATGATTGCCATCCAGAAGGAGTTTCAATTTCCCATTCATCAGTTTCTATTTGTTCAATGAATTTATCCATTTAAGAACTCCAAACATTTTTCAACAGCATCATTTTTGTCATTTCTATAATCTTCTTCTTTAATATGAAGAACACTATATCCATTTTTAATTATAATTTCATCTCTTTGATGATCTCTCAATCTATTTGTATTTTTAATTATATGTTTTCCGTGCCAATAAGTGCCATCAAATTCTATAATTTTTTTACTATCAATATTTATGAAGTCTGGAAAAATAAATCTATTATCAAGATTTAATCTGTATTCATTGTTTAATCCACTAGTATCTAGATTTTTATCTTCATTAAGTTCAGCAAAAAATATAAACTTTTTTACATATATATTAATTCTTTCAAATAATTTCCAAAAGAGTTCTTGTGATATTTTAGAGTATCCATTCTTTTTACTTTTTTTATAACTATTATGCCATTTTTCTTGCCTATCTTTCCATCTCAATATCCCATTTTCTTTTCCATATTTTTCTATACATTTTTCTAATGTAAAAGTTGTTTGTCTTTCTTTTATTTTTTCTTTAGATTTTTTTTCTGTAAACCCCCTATTAATCCAATATATTAATGTAGTATCATTATTCCCATTATTTTTATTGGAGTTTGATATTTTATCAATTATCGATTTTTTGTCTACACTATCGGCATATATAAAATTTTTTGACAGTGATGAATATTTTCCATTATGATTATATGCAGGATTTTTTTCTCCAGCAATATTTTTTGATTGATTGGTTAAATACTTTTCACTTCTAATTTCGCCATATTCTTCTTTATATTTCTTTGGTGAAATTTTATGAGTTCTTAGTATGTGTGAAGTTAAGTCGTGAGAAAATAATCCACAAAGTTTGCAAGAAATTGCACCTTCAGATTTTAGATCGGATTCTGTCTTTATTAGATTATGTTTGATTTTATATTCATCATAAGAAGAATATCCGTGACTAATTTTTACGTGCCTTGACATATGAGATCCGCCTTTTATGACTTCACCGCAATCAAGGCACGTTAGTATCACTTTTTTTCTTGAGTTTTTTATAAAATTCACCAATACTTAGTTCTAATATTTTACCAGTTTTTTTATTTTTTATTCTTATTTTTGTATTTATATTAAAACATTTTCCCGTCTGTCGCGGCATTTTACAGATATTAAATCTGTGATTATGAAAATTATGAATTAATTTTTCTTGAAAATGATATGGATGAAACTGTGTTAGACCTTCATCAAGAGAAACAATTTTAATGTAGTTATTTGCAAAATAAATTGGATCTTGTTTACATTTGAGGAACTCAATAATTTGTTCTTCTGTAAACTCAATCGGAGTATTTGCTTTTTTTAATAATGGGTTGCCCAAATAGACATCATTACTCATTCACTACCTCGTCTTTGTTCTTTTATTTGTGACTCTAGTCGTTCAACCTGATCCTCTAAAAGAGTTATCTGTACTTCCAACTCACGGACTCTTTCTACTGTTGCCAGTACACCCGCAGGTGGCCCAAAGTTGTCAATCCAATCATCGTTCTCTTCAACCTCTTCTAAAACATCCTCTATATATCTAGTCAAGGCTTCAATCTCCATATCCTGTCTGGCATCAGCGGGCAAGCTACCCATCTCACCACGAGGCCATAGAATTCGGAATTCATTATTTAGTTCAATATCTTGTTGATTTAATGTTGCGGTGGTTTCAAGGTTGTTGATTCGTTCAATTACTCCACCATATGCCCAGGTAGCAACAGACACACCGGCAACAATCCCAATAATATTTCGGATTGGCATTGCCACCGCAGTGTCATCTGACATTTGCATAGGTTTCTGTTCAGTCATCTGACAATGGTGATAGTTACTCTATTTATTCTCAGGCAACTCTAAGATTAATAATTCATGTATTTTTAGACACCAAGAGTACTATTATCTACCACCAACAAATCAAACATTGCTGATGCAGTGCAGTTTGCTCCAGTATATGCTCTCGTTTCTAAATCAGTTTTCTCTCCAAAGAATACTGGGAAACTATATGGTTTAATCATATTACTTCCATATAGATTTAGTTCAGTCACAACCCTATATGGTCTATTACCACTATTAGGATATCTCTGAAAGAGTCTTATAGAACTTTCTTGGTTCTTATTCTGAGTTGCTGTGAACTGTTTTAAGAATGCACTCTTACCTCTAGGAACTGTATAGAAAGCAACTTGTGACTGGCCCATACCAGGAGCAATTGCACAAGTTACTGTAGAAGCAATTGATACTGTAATGTTACCTATATTAGTATTACCAGTATCAACATACATTCTGTGAGTTCTCAAGAAACTTAAAGTTCCAGCAACTCCAACAGTACCATTTGATGTTATGGATT